GCGCCTCATATGCCCGAATGGCTGCGTAGGTTCTTGGCCCAAAGTCGCCGTCGATCGGCCCCGGATCGAACCCGGCGTCATCGAGCGCCTGCTGCATTGCCCGGATCTCATCGTCAACGCTATCGAGCACAATCGGCGGGACATGCGACGGCTGCTGTGCCATGCCCGGCAGGTCGCTCAGGTACAGCGCGCGTTCCTCTTTTCGGCGTCGGGTGAGCGGCGCCAGCACATGACCCGCAGCTTTGTTCCAGAGCAGGAACCCGTCAGCCGCCGCGCCATAATGCCCGGCGATGTGCTCGCGCAGCACGGTGGACCCATCAAATCCGCGCGTGCCATGCTGGTGCTTGGCCCCGCCGTTACCGATGTTGTAGGCAAGCGATACCATGGCATCGAACTGCGCCTGGGTCGTCGGCCGATCGCCGATCTCTTCGTTGACGTTCAGCCCGAAATCGTTGGCGAGGCGCTCATCGAGACGGCGATCGGCCTCCTCGCGGGAGATCGTCAGGCCGGGCCACACATCGGACCCGGTATCGCCATAGCCGATCGTCCAGACCCCGACGACATCCTGGTACGCCTTGAGCCGCAACCCCTCGTTGCGCACGATCAAGGCTCGCCCGGCCGGGCTTACGGTCATCATCGGTCAATCCTCGGGGTGGCGGAGCCCGGCTCTCGCCGGGGGTTCAGATCAGGTCGGCGATGTTAGCCCGGCGGTTTCTCGACGATCGCCGCCGCCGGAGGATCAGCGCTGCTCAGGCCGTCTAAAGCCCAAGACGGCGGCAAGAGATATGCTTCCCAGGGTAAGCAGCAACGCGAGAGCCCCCTCTCACACCTCACCGGCCGCCGGTTAAGCGTGCCTGAAAACAGCGAATATCAACGCCGAGAAACCCACCAGGGCGGAAAGGACAACGGCCGCACCCATGACTAGGGAACTCTGCCCACCGCCTCTACTCTCCATCGCTATGACTCGGTCCTTCAAATCCCCAATCTGCTGGGCCAACTGCCCCGTCTTGGTATCCACAAGATCAGTGAGCGCCTTGATCTGTTCCTTGAATCCTGCCTCGATTTTCGCAGTGGCCTCCTTCGCCGCCGCGAACGCTGCATCGACGGCGAGCTTAGTATCGCCGGCTCGCTGATCCGTGCGGGTATCGCGCTCGTCGAACTGACTGTCGATCCCGAGAAACTTTTGTCCGATCTCCGCATAGATCGCGTCCAAACGCCCCCTCAACTGCGCTTCAACGGTTTGTAATTCGTGGTGCTGAATCTCCCGTATAGTCTGAGTAGACGTTTGGAGTAGCGTCGGAACCCGCACCATATCTTGGTGCTGTAGGTCCGTTGCCTTTTCCATCGCCGCCAGTTGGGTGTGTACCCACTGGAAGCGCAGTTCGATTTCGTTGGTCAAGGACAGAAGAGGGTCCGAGCGAGCCAGACCAATCAAGGCTGCCGAGAGCCTGTTAAACATCTCCTTTGGAGGTATTATTTCTTGCGATTCATCGGCCATTTAATTCACCATCGCCCCCGCGCCGCCAACAGGTAGACGATGAGGATGATCAGCAGGATGCCGCCGATGCCGATACCGCCTCCCGGACCCCATTGGCGATAGCCAAACCCGCCGCCGAAGAGCATCGAGGCGCTTCTCGACCAGGGCGCTGACAGGCATAAACGTCTTACCTCAAAACACCACAAACCCGGCGCCATCGACGATGTAGTTGTAGCTGGCGCCGGCCGGCGTGACCGGTAGCCCGGTGATACCGGTGTCTTTGTAGACGATGAGGCGGGAGGTCGCCGGCACTCCGGTATCGACGAAAAGCACGACCCCCTCGGCGCTGACGCTGGTCACCGACGTAAAGGTCGGGTTGTCGAAATCGAGCGCCCCCAGATCGCTGATGGTCTTGCCAGAGAGCGCCCCGGTGATCGAAAGCCGCGCGCCGGCGGGGATGTCCGACAGAAATTCATCCGCCGCGTTATAGGTATAGGCGCCGGTATCGATCAGCACAAGCTTGAGGGCCGCGGTCAGCATGTTGACGTTGGCGCCGCCCGACCATGCGGCCTTCTTTGCTTTGGGGTATACTTGGTTGCTAATTGTAGCCTCCACAGAGAACGGACATGAATGAAACCGGGTTGTGTGCCTGCGGCTGCGGCGGTTCCACTGAGATGGCGACAGAGACTCGACCGCGTCGCAACTGGATCAGAGGAAAACCCAAACCATTTCTGCCACATCATCGAAAGCGCCGGAATATCAGCATCGACGGCGTCTACAAACGCTGCGTGGAATGCCTGCAGCTTCGATTGCTATTCGAGTTCAGCGCGCAAGTGTCTGCACTCGACGGCAAACAGCCGCGCTGTAAGGTCTGCCAAGCCGCACAGGCAAAGCGCTACCGTGGATCTCAGGCGGGGCGGGAACGACTTACCCGGATACAAAGAGCCTCTAATTTGCGCAACAATCATGGGCTGACAATGGAAGCCTATGAAATATTGCTGGCATCGCAGTCTGGTCTCTGTGCGATTTGTGGAAGGCCAGAAACATCCGCGCGGCGCGGGGCGCTGCGTCTACTCGCCGTGGATCACAATCACCTCACCGGGGCAATAAGGGGATTGCTTTGTATGTCGTGCAATCAAGGAATCGGTATATTTGGCGACAACCCAGGCCGATTGGAGGCTGCCGCCATTTATCTGCGCCGCAATCAGAAAATGAACCCGGGCGATTGCGGAAGAACCGCGCCGTGTCAGCTCTGTTTCCAGGAAGGCAGCGTCACGATCGAACCGGCCCCCCGGCGGGCTACCCCGAAGCAGATGCTCGAATAGCCCGACGCGCCGAGATAGCCCGACGCCTTCGCTACCGTGTAAAGCGTCTCCGCATTGGCGGCGTTCCCCTCGGGAAGATATTTGAAGGTCACATTGGTCCCGTCATCGGTGATCGAGAACCATGCCCGCGTCAACCGAGTGGACCCAGCGAAGCGCACGTTGGCGGCGCCAGCGGCGCTCGTCAGCGTCGCGTAGTCGAGGACGTTGATCTGAGGCTCCGACCCCGCCGCTCCGCCGGCGCGATTGTAAAGCGCGATAACCTCGATCTTGGTGCCGTCGTACCAGCCGAAGACCGCCCCGAAGGCGTTGACGACATCGGTGCTCTCGGTCGCGATCAGCGCGGTGATTGTGTACGGCGTGGAGGGGACCGTGCCGTTGGTGTGGCGGATGCTGATGTCGTTGGCGTTCACCGCCCCGGTGATGCAGATGCCGGTTTCGCCGTCATTGACGACGGCGCTATCCTGGTTCCCCCAAGTCGACAACCCGGTATTCACCGCAGTCGGGGTTTCCGAGCGAATCTGGCTGTAGAGCCCTCGCGGCTTGCCGGTCCAGTCCGGCAGCACATTCACATTCGCCGGGTGGATCGAGGAAACGCGGCTCTCCCCGGTCAGCGAGATCGCGGCGTTGCCGTTGGTGGAAATCTCCGGGGTCCGGCTCAGCGTGTCCGGTGACGCATCGGTGACCGTGCCGGTGCCGATCTCCCAGTCGACCCCGTTGCCCGAAACCAAGAGATAGCGCGTCGAGTTGCCGTTGCCGATCCCAGCGACAAAGGTCCGCATCGCGAGAGTCGCGCCGGCCAGGTCTATGGTGCCGGTGCCGGTCGTCAGCGTCGTCTCTCGTACCCGCTCGGCGAGGACAAATGCCATCTCTACTCCGGGATTGAGGTCAGGCCGGCACGACGCCGATCGGCGCGCCGCCGATTACCGCATCGTCATCCTCGCCGCCAACGGCCTCTTCGAGCGTGTCGGCGCCGAAGGTGGCCACATTGCTGAACACCGTGTCGCGCAGGATCTCGTCGGGCGGATTTTCCGACAGCGTGTCGGCGCCGAAGGTCGCGGTGGCGTTGAACACCGCGTCGAGCAGGATCTCGTCGGGCGGATTTTCCACCAGCGTATCGGCGCCGAAGGTCGGGACGTTACTGAACACCGTGTCGAAGAGGCTGACATCCGCGAAGGCGCTTTCGACGAGACGGTCCAGCCCGAATGTCGCGACACTCGAGAAGACCGTATCGAGTAATTCGACCTCGGCAACCAGCGCGGATGGCGGAAAGACCGGGTGGTTGGCGAAGATACGATCGCCGAACTCGTCGGCGGCGAAGCTCCGGCGAACCTCGGGAACGATGAAGACGGTAACGGTCAAATCACGCTACGCTGCGCCGCCAGCGCCACCGTAAGCCCCGCCGCGGTCGCATCGGCGGCGGCGGGGATTCCGATCACCAGCCGGTCGGCAAACGCAAAGGTCTCGGCCACTGCCACCTCGACCGCGCCGTCATTCTCCCCGATCTCGAAGGTGACCGTGCCGATCTGCGTCGCGTCGTGGAGGATCGGCAGGACCTGCTGGGCCGTCGAGGGCGCTTCCACCAGATAGGCCAGGTGCTGCCCGTCCGCCGAGGCAGGAAGGGAGAACACGCGCAGCGCGAGAAAGCTGACCGGCGGCGCTAGGGCATCGGATAGCACGCCCTGATACTGGAATTCCAGGTCGTAGATGATGCTGCTGCCGCCGTCCGGGGCAAATCCCCATATTTTCTGCAACGCCGGCTCGCCGACGGTGACCTCGATGGCCGGGTCGAAGGCAGCACCGCTCGTGTGCGGATCGAGCACCGAAAAGATGCCGACCCCATCGACGACGAAGGTGTCGAGGACATTGAACAAGGTGAACGGCGTCCAGGCGCCGCGCCATTTCCATGACGGGAAGTTCAGAGTTATGGGACCGATATCGGGGCCCGCGCTCATGTGGATCGTCATCGCCGGACCATCGAAGGTGAACGATTCGATGTTGTTCGGTTCCGGTCGATCGTTCTGCAGCGCGACGATCGCGTCGGCGAGCTCTCTGATGTTTTGGTCGGCTTCGAGATAGGACAGCCGCCGGCCCAGGGTTTCGCGATATAGAGGCATCCAACAGCCTTCCCTTTTATTATAGGTCTACAAAGCCCATACCATTTAAGCGCGCGATCACAGCGCCTGGGGCGCCAACCGCGGAAACGAGCTTTACCGTTCTCACCGGCTCCTCGGCATTCGTGGTAACCTGGCGCTTCGCTGCCGCGGTATAGATGCCGCCGCCTCGTACAAAGACCAGTTCCACCGGCTGATCGTTTGGTTGAACTATCGTGATGTCTACCGTCTCCGTCCCGAGTTTGCCGGTGTCTATTATGTAGGTATCTCGACAGCGGTCTGCGTATGTGGGATACCTGCCGAATACCTGGGCGGCCGAGAACGGCGGCAGATTTTCGCCAAGCATGACCCCTTGTATTGTTGCGAATGTCGCATAGCCGGGGTGGGTAAATGTGTCATGCGGCCCCACGGGCTTAGCGCCATCACGCGAAATGTAGGGCGGCGGGAAAAATGTAATCGACCGCTCGCCCCAGCCGCCGGGGGGCTCCGAAAGAAATTCTTC